ATCTTATTTAATTTATGGGTGATATCAGGAAATTCTAATTGTAAATCATTACTTCGGAGTCCAGGCCAGTTTCCTACGGACTCGAGTGGGTCTATCTTTTGGTATTCTTCCGCAGTGAAGTATTGACATGTATTTGCATACTCCAATACTTCATCTGGGTCGTCTAAAAAATTATCAAATACTTGGTACTTAGAATTTGACACTTAACTGTAAGGTTGCGTAGAGTTTATCGGTATTATAGTCATCATCTACTATATATCTAACTCCTGGCCTTATAGTGAACTTTTTACCAAACTTAATATTTAACATTATATCAGTTTGAATATCTTCAAAGTCTCCGTCATCTACACCGTCTCTTGCGAATGCAAATCTAGGTGAAAAATGAACTTGCGGTGCAACACAAACTAAATCGGTATTACATTTAAAGTCTCCCTTATAACCAAGAGTTGTTAATACTCTAAAGTAATAAGTATTACCTTTTCCTTTTTTACCTTCGATATCACGATACTCTACTCTAGGTCTAAAGTAGAAACCATTATCTTGTTGAAAGAGTTTTACGGATACTCTGGGTCGGTGTTCAATCCTACCTTTCTTCTCGATGTACTGATAAGAAAATTTCCAGTTATCAAGTTTGTATCCAAATTGATGATGTGTTTTATCACTCTCTCCAAAGTAATGTCTGTACCTATAGTGGACATCTTTGGTTTGGACTTTAAAGTTTAGTTGTTCTCTATCCCAATTCTCTGCAAAAATCGGTGCAGAAAGTAGAACAATCAATACTAAAAGTTTCTTCATTATATTATCTCCATAATTAATTACATTAGTATATATGTGTCTTTTAAACCCTTTTTCTTATAAATAGGAGTGTATGACAACTGTAGTAAAATTATTAATGGAAGTGGGTATCCCGATAGGTTCTGCTATCGTTATGGGGTTCTTTATCTTCTTAACATTAAAATATATTCTGGACGGTGTTGCGGGTTCTGTACAAGGACTTACCAACATCATGCAAGGATTAGAGTCTAGAGTTCGTCAGATGAACAACGACATGATTAAAATAGATTTAATCGTCAGTGAGGCTTTGGAATTAAGACCCGATGTAGATAGGGTTGCTCGTGCAGAAAATTTTATGGAAGACGGTAAAATTGATGCGAGACGAGATTAATGAACATTGACCAAATAGTTTTAATAATTAACGAATTGGGTTATCCTATCCTAATGACTTTAGGTATGGGATATTTTATCTGGTATGTATGGCAGTATGTGACTAAGAAGTTGAAACCAACAATTAGTGCATCACACAAAATGTTAATTAATCTTCTTGACCAAATAAGAATGTTGGATAATGATTTAATTAGATTGCAACAAAAGGTAAACACTGTAGTAGAATACAGAAAACAACAAGAGGCAAAAGATGAAGCAAATAACGTACCTATTCGTAGTACTAAGTCTACTCGCAAGTAGTATATACACTTCCGAAGTAGTACACAAGTTTAAGAGTCCTAGTTTCTCTGGGATATCTACATCTTCTCATTATCTAACAATTGAGAACCAACAGAAGAGTAGAAGAGATAAGATTGCAGATGACCTAGAGTCTGCGATTGCGGCCGCAGAGAGAGATGCGGACGGAACAACACAAGCAAAGTTCCTAAGAAACTTAGAGTCTAGGATTTATGCACAGATATCCAAACAACTAGTAGATAAGATGTTCGGTACAGAAGAGGTAGACGCTTCATTAGAAGGTTTCTTCGATTTAATGGGAAACAGTATAAGTTATGAAGTATGCACTGGTTGTGGAGTAGACGGTGTTGATGTAATAAGAATATCAATCACCAGTGAAGACGGAACAATAACAAGTTTAGATGTACCGATAGGAAGTGGTTTATTCTAATGAGATTTTTTGTTATACTCGGACTAATCGTAGTCATGTACGGTTGTGCAAGTATAACTAAGTTTCACGAAATAGATTGTGAAGATGAACAATTTATGTGTCGTGAAAGTGCGAGTGTTGAGAACATACCAACTACTGACGCACTGAAAAGTGTGAGTCCACCGAAAGGTGAGAAAGTAGTAGTTGCAGTATATCAGTTTTTAGATAAGACTGGACAAAGAAAATATAGAGATAACTTCTCTGACTTTTCTACTGCAGTGACACAAGGTGCAGAAACTTTACTGATTGATGCACTTAAAACTGCGGGTAAAGGAGAATGGTTTAGAGTTGTAGAAAGAACAAATATAGATGCACTTGTCAAAGAAAGACAGATTATCAGAAGTGCGAGAGAGGAGTTTAACGAAAAGAAAAAGTTAAGTCCTTTATTGTTTGCGGGATTATTAGTAGAAGGTGGTATTGTAGGATATGATACCAACTTAGAGTCAGGTGGTCGTGGTGCAAGGTGGTTAGGTATTGGTGCATCGACTACGTATAGAAGAGACTCAGTAGTCGTTAGTGTGCGAGTGGTATCGACACTAACTGGAGAGGTTTTGTTAAACGTACAGACAAAGAAAACAATCTTATCTGTAGGTGGTGGATATGATGTATTCCGATTTTTTGATATGGATACAAAGTTATTGGAAATTGAAGACGGCAACGGATTTAATGAAAGTGTCACATATGCGACACGTTCTGCGATTGAAGTTGCGGTATTAGAACTTATTTACCAAGGCCACGATAGGGGTTATTGGGAAATAGACGGTGAACATCGTCACCCGCATATGAATGACGGGACAAACGATAGACATCAAATAAAGGAGAAAAAATGAGAGTAGTTCTCGGTTTATTATTGATTTATATTACACACTTGCCTGTAGTTATGTTTGCAGACAACGAGATATATATTGAACAAGTAGGAGACGGACTTGAATTAATTATTGAACAAACGGGTAATGGAAACCTGATTGGTCAGAATACAAGTACGGGTTCTTCTGCGTCTGATATGAAAATGCAGTTGGGAGACGGTAATGCATATTGGTTGTTCAATGGTAGTTCAAACTTATTGTTTGGTGATATTGCGTCCACTGGATTTAATATCGACTACAATGTCGCTGGTTCTTCAAACAGAATTAATCAGTTGATTGGTGATGTCACTGGAAATACTAATAGTAATTATAGTGCAGATAATATCGATTTAAATGTTGACCTACAAGGAAGTAGTAATCAATTGACATTTAGGTTTGGTAATAAATCTGAAACTTATAATACTCCTAATAACTTAGGAGACGGTGCGTTCTTTAACAATAGTGCGGGATTTCAAACTTACTCCGCACATACGTTTCAAAATGGAAACATTACGCAATATGGTACATACAGTGGTTCATGTAGTGGTTCTGCGTGTACTAACAACTATGGTTCAACAGCCGCATACTGGGATAGTTGGAACATAACAGAAGGTAGTGCGGACGGTCTAAATCTAGATTTACTAGTAGACGGTTCTGGTTCATCTAACACGATTGGTGCATTTGTAAACTCTGCAAACGCAACTTGGGATTGGGATATCACTGGTTCAAACAACTGGATATTAACAACTCAAGAAGACGGTAGTGATAACAAAATGTCTGTAGACCTTACTGGAGATAAAAACTATGTCTTTGTTGGTCAAAGGACTGGTACTAGTTTATCAAGTACAGAGGCAATATTAGATGCAAGTTTCACAACTGACGGGTCAGAAATTACGATTATTCAACAAGATACTGGCGAGTAGTTTATTACTGATAGGTTCTGTATTATACGCAGAACCTATTGGTGATGTTCGAGAGTCTACGGGTGCAAGTCAAGTCACACGTCAGACGGGAGAGTCATACGAAGGTGCAGTAGACCTTTCGGTTCTTTTCATGGATAAAATGGAAACCATGAAAGGACGTATGAAAGTTGAACTAATTGACGAAAGTGTTTTTACTATAACAGAACATTCTATGGTCATCGTAGATAAATTTATCTATGACCCCAACCCTACAAAATCTACTCTTGCACTTACCTTTGCAAAAGGTACTGCGAGATTTGTCACCAGTAAGACTGGTAAAATACCAAAAGAAAATATTAGTATCAATACAAGTTCTGCAACGATTGGTATTCGTGGAACTGACTTTACTGTCACGGTAGATGAACTGGGTAGAACTTTAGTTGTTCTTTTACCAGATGAAACTGGAGCTCCTTCTGGTTCAGTCATCGTATCTAATCTGGGTGGAGAGATTATTCTGGACGAAGCATATCAGGCAACTCTGGTACAAAGTTATGATGTCATACCAAAAGAAACTGTTATTCTACAAGGTATTACTATTCCTATGATTGATAATATGTTTATCGTAAATCCACCAAAAGAAATACGAAAGATTGCAGAAGAAGAAGAAAAGACCACAGATGAAAAAGGTGGTATTTTAGATATAGACTATCTGGACTTTGATGCATTAGAAGATAATGCATTAGATAAAGAAGATGCATTTGAGTTTACCGAACTGGATATTAATTTACTTGATGTAGACTTTTTACAAGATGTATTAGACATTGTTGCAGAATTAGACAAACTTACTGAGTTAGATAGGAAGTCAGAAGAGATAGATAGTATAAATATAGAAGGTACAACAATTGGTTTTGACCAAGACACTCAATACAATACTTTAGTAGATAAGAGTGCGGGTAAAATCACATTGAATAGAGAAGTAAGTGGTAAGATAAGAATTACTCAACCTATCTATTCTAATGCAAGGATAGTCACAATAACTGACCAGAAACCAAGTGACATTATATTAGGAGACGGTTCGGGTGCGAACATAACGATAATACAACAATGAAAAGTTTTAAACATTTTGCAGAAGAAGATAACCCTAGAATACCTAGAAAGAAAGGTCAACCTGCTAATTCTAAAAAACACTCTGACCTATACACAGATGAAAATCCAAAAGGAACTATTCATGGTCTTGGATTTAAAGATGTAGAGACTGCAAGAAAGAGTGTCAAGAAAATAGAGAACTCTGGTAAGAAACACGCACATAAGATACAAGCTGCAATCGCAATGGAACAACGTGCAAGAGAAATGGGTAAGACCGAAGAGGCCGCAGTGTATCGTCAATACATTAATAAGATGAAAAAGAAAACCAAAGAGATGAATAAAGAAAGTCTCTGGGATAACATTCGTAAGAAACGAGAAAGAATTAAAAGGGGTTCGGGTGAAAAAATGAGAAAGAAAGGTGAGAAAGGAGCTCCTACTCAAGACCAGATAGACCGTGCAAAACGTGAAGATACTGGGGGGATTGGTTTTCAATCTAAAGGATACATGGAATACCACCCAAAGAACAACGCAAAGTATCGTAAACTCACACCTAATCAATGAAAGGTTTCAAAGAAGGTATAAAAATACTACTACCTTATTGGTTAGTATTTACTGCAATATTATTCAGTATAGAATATCTTCGTGCAGATAACGAAATAAACATCACACAGAGTGGAGACGGTATTGAGTTGTATATAGAACAAGAAGGTAAAGATAACCTTGTAGACTTCTCTATGCAACACTGGGGAAACAAAGTAAAGATAATACAACACGGACATAATAACCATGTGACCTATGGACACTGGGGTAGTTTAAGTAGTGGAGATTTAGACGGAACATTTAACGAACTACACTTTGCACAAATATGTAATCGTACTACGAGTTGTAAAACATCTGATATAGGTTTTCATATTTACGGAGATAACAACTCAGTTCGTTGGGGTCAAGGATATATACTTAGTTCTCTAACCGATACAACTTTTTCGTGGGACGGAAGTGAAGGTGGTGGTCATGATGTGACTATTGATATTCATGGAGATAATAATAATCTTGCGGGTAATCAAAGAAACTCGTCTGCGGGTATCTATAGTGAACATCAAGCTACCTTTTATCTTTACTCTGATAACAACGATGTATTCTGGAGACAAAACACTGACGGTGTAAAAACTGTAAATCTATACACATACAATGACGGAAACAATGTGACTGGGTATCAAAGTGGTTATGCAACACATACCGCAAACATAACTCTGAATGGTTCTTTCCCAACTACATTAAGTTTAGAACAAAAAGGTGGTACTGCACAATCGTATTCTCTATCGCAGAACTGTCAAACTTCGGGGGGTTGTAGTGTCTCAGTCGTCCAACAATAATACCTTTTGGTCGCACCACTGCGAAAAAAGAAAAGATAAAGTCTTTGTACCAGTCGGTGCAAAGTGTACTTTTTGTGGTAAGAAAGAACTAGAGTGTATGACTAGAAGAGTATTCCCCTAGTTTTTAGAACGAGTCTTTTCATGTACATGAAGCATAATCAATGCGTAGTGTATAACCTTCATTAAGTCTTCTTTGTTATACCCATTCTTGTTTCCATATCGTTGTGCATACTTCATGATGTTTCCGATACAGAACCCTTCTCCATGTCCACCGTCAATAATAAACTCAGTTGCTTGAAACTTGTTTTTAGAATAATGTTGATTATAAGTTTTATCAACATAAGTCTTAAGTTCTTTTAGAAATTTATCTTCATCGTATTTATAGTTTGTCTGCATAATATATCCCAAATCCAATTAATATTATAAACCAAGTTAAAGCCGCATATGCATACTTTTGTTCTTGTAAATGTTTTTTAAAAGTCACTATGTATAATTTCTTTAATGCCTTTTGATAATTGTCAGCCATTATACACTCCTATGCGTTGTTTGTCAAATATTTTTGTATCAATGCATCACCTTCTAGTTTCTTACCAAAAGTATGAATAAGTTTTCCGTCTTTCTCTCTTTCAATTCTACCGTCATTGTATGTAGTATCAGTCACAGAACCGTTCTCAGTATCTTGTGGTCTATCATCATAATAACAAGTATTGGTTTGATGACAATGTATTTGTTCAATACCTTTCGCCCATTCTTCCGCATCAAGTAATAGTTTTTGTCTTTGAACTACTTCGGTGTATTCTGTCATAGTCCTATCTTTTGAGACTCTGCTATCATCTTCATCATCAACATAACTCTTTCTTGTTCAGTACCACTTCTTTTGCAATCCATTCCAACCATAAAGGTATGTTTATAAACTTCACTGTTAATGTCACTCCACATTTTTTTCGCAACATAATCAGGTTCTAACATATCAATGTTTTTAAATAAATCTTCTTCTCCGTTTAGTTCTCCTTGTCCAACAAGTATTCTAGTTTTTACCCAACCTAATACATAATTAGTCCAATAAACTTTTCTTGTATCCATAATCCAATGCATATATGTTTCAAGGAATAATTTTCTTTTAGTTTCTCCATAATCACTAAAGGGTAATTTAGGCATATTCGGGTAAAAATTATCTTCATCATCACATATCATTTTCATACCAGAAGTAGAACCAGTAGTAATCATTACTCTAGGTTCTTTGAGATTTTGATTTCTAGACCACCATAGTGCTATTTCATTTTGAGCACCTTGTCCCCATGCATTGTTAAAAAATATATCTGGATTATATTCTTTAATAAATCCTAAAGTATCAGGAAGATTTTTTGTAAGGTCATGTCCCGTTGAACGAGACATACCTTTTACTTCATAGTCGTCAGGACAATTTTCTAGTATTGCTTTACCAATACCGTGAGTATGTCCAGTGATTAATACCTTCACGGATTTACTTTTTGGATTACTGAGATTGACTCTTCGTATGCTTTTTTGACATCTTCATGAGTGTCAACTACTAATATCACATTTGATTTTTGTAATGATATTTGTTCGGGAGACTCTACCGAAGTCACACAGACACCTTTTGCAAAACCAAAACCTTGTTCTGATTGAATAACCATTTTAGGTTTTTTTATTACAACTACATCTGCACCTTCATCAACATCTCCAATGTATTCTCCATACGTTGATATTACTGTTTTAATCATATTAACTCCACTTAAATTCTTTAAATTTTTCTGCGTTTACTCTATCACCAGCTTCTGATTTATCAAACACGGGTACATCATCTTTAGTTGTGACCATATTCTGATTGTCATCATCTTCTAGTTTCATTTTACTTCGGTCTACTTTCAAAGTAAATCTATTGTATTTAGTCGGGTCGTTATATCTGTTTTTTAACTGTTTGACAAGTATCTTACCCATAGAGTTCAGTTCATCATTTGATATCAATGCAAACATCAAGTCCGCAGTTGCGGGTAAACCAAATGACTCAGAAGTATCTTCCAAGCCTGGGTCGTCACTTGAGAACCCTTGACGGTTTGTTTGTGTTGCACTCATAATCGGTACATTAAATTCTACTGCGAGTCCACGCATCTCTTCTGCAATACTCTTGATATAAGAATAAGAGTTTACTGCACCACCAATCATTTTCATTCTACTTGATGCACAGATATTTAGATAATCAATAAAGATTATTTCGGGGACAAAATTCTTTTTAAGTTTCAATTCATTTAACAATGCACGGAAGTGAGAAGTATTTGCTTGACCCGTAGGATATTCTTTGATAATTAATTTACCTTCTGTCTTTGCATTTATCTGCGACACTTTATCCTTGAACATATCTTTGGATAAGTTTTCTATTTGGTCAATCGGAATATTTAATAAGTTCGCATCAATCCTTTCTGCAATTCTTTCTTCAGCCATCTCCATAGTGATATACAATACATTACGTCCTTGTGATAATATATTAGATGCACAGTGACACATGAATAAAGATTTACCCACACCCGTTCCCGCAAGTGCGATATTCAAAGTCTTGTTAGGTAATCCACCTTTGGTTATCTTGTTGAAGTTATCTAAATCAAAAGGTATACGTTCTTCTTGTTCGTGATAGAAATCATATCGTTCATCTACTTGTTCAAGATAATCGTGTCCGATATTAGTATCAAAAGAAACTCCAAGAGCCTTTGACAATACGTCAGGTATCGCATTCTTTTTTAGGGTTGCATGTTTACCGTCAATGATAGAGATAGACTCCATGACTGCATTATATACTGAACGGTCTTGA